ATAACAATACAAAATGCTGCTAGTAGACTTAGGTGTGATTGTAACGCTTTGTGCTTCAACGTATGTACGCCCAGCAAGAGTTGCCCCATATAAAACGCTTGCGCCTGTTGCCGCTGTGCCAGTGATACCAATAGTAGCTTGACCGCTTTGTGCATTTGCTTGTTTAAAATCCAGAACACTACCAGTTGGCAAACCAGCAGATGTGACTGCGGAAAGAGACTGATTGTTTAATTTTATAAGTGCCATATCTGTCTCCTATCCTGCTATTTCCATAACGGTAATTGTAGATGTGCCACCAATAATGTAAACTCCGTTAGTTGTGATATGAGGGGAATTCACGGTAAGATTAATGCTGCCAGACATTGAAGCAAACTGCACTTTATAAGTGATTGCGCTTGTTGTTGCGGGGCTGTCTAAATAAGTATGTGACACACCATTCATTTTATACCCGTGATTACCGGAATCACCACCAACGGCAAAAGTTGAATTTGTTTGGAGGCCTGTACCCGCAGTGCTTACTACCATATTTGCGGCATCTCTTTTAACAAAGAAAGCACCATAAACATCTACATTACCACCATAGTTTATATCGCATCTAACAAGTATGTCGCTTGATGCGCTGGTAGGTGTGATTGATACACTTAAACCTGTAATATCTTGTGGAGTGCTGCTAGCTGTATCTTGCTTGTCTGTTTTGGTAGCACTCTTAACTTGAAGAATAGAGCCTGTTGGCATATCTGATCGAGTTAAACCAGCTAGTTTTGCTGATGTCACTGCACCATTACCAATCTTAGCCGTAGTAATAGCACCATCGGTAACGCTACCCACACCCAACACATCACCAAGAGCCACAACAAAGTCGATGCTATCGCTGCCTGTCAGTGCGCTGTCAAATACTAGGTTGCTGCCTGATACTGTGAACGAATCTTGCGGTGCTTGGATAACACCGTTGAGAGAGACTAGCAGTTGATTGGCAGTCTCTGGATAGTATGCCGCAGAACCTAGCGTAAGAGCGTAGGTATCTGTAGCAGAGGCAGTAAGGGCATCCAGCTTGTGGAAGCCACCGCCTACTGGGGATTTTCCTATATATGGCATTATGGTTTCTCCGGCCAAGATACATCATGTATTGATGTGGCACTATCTGTTATATCTCGCAATGCTTGGCGGTATGCTGTCTGGGCAGATGTAGCATCAGCCGTGTCCGACAGAACCCAATGGTCTGTTTCAGCCAACAGCTTGTTACGCTCTATTCTTAATTCTCGCAGTTTATCTTCCGCGTACAATTCTGTGCGCTTCGTTTCTATTTCAGATGTTGTTGGCTCTGTAAGGTCTGCATTTAACCACTCAACGGTATAGCTAACCATATCAGCGGCAGTGTGAACTACAAAGTCCTGTAAGTTTACTGCGCCATCAACTAAATTTTCTATTGCTCTAGCTACACTCATCCTTTTTTAACTCCGTAAACCGCTAATCTTCCGTAATTGTTCACTGGGCCTGTACCTGAACCGTATCCACCTGTACCGTTTGTCATAAAGAACCGAATGCCCCTTGCCGCAACTGCACTAGAAAAAGTGACAGCCATGCCGCCGCCATATTCATAATAATCTTGACTAAGGCTAGTGTGCATATGATGACGGTGCCAATAAGAGAATCTAGGTAGAGAATATACATTTCTCAGCCACACCTCTCCTTCAAAATAACCTGTAGCATCCCCTGTATTTGCGCCTAAAAAACAAAAGCCTTCTCCAAAAGAATTGACATACCCTACCGATCTGGGGCTTGCATACTGCAATTTCTCATAATATGCTACCGCACTAAATGTATTTGAACTAAATGTGGGACTGCTAAACTGTTCTGTTGCGCCAGCTACACTAGCCCCCCCTGTTTCTAAAGCAAAACTGAGGTCATTCACTGCCGCATCAGTTGATTGACAGTAATATCTTACACAATAATTTTCATACTGAGAGGTAAAGCAATTTGCAATGTCCAAGTGGTTAGTTCCAGAACTGAAATCTGAAGCTGTTTTTTCATTGACTGCAATAAGTTCAAGACCAGCACCACCACTAACGGTTCCGGTGAACGCAAAGTCATCAGCTAGGTTGACGCTTTCAGCTTGTATTTTCGATAAAGCCATATTTCTACTCCCTCTTTAGGAAACTGGTCCTATCAAATGACCTGTAAAATAATTATAATTTGAATAAACTGTTACGTTACTTCCAACAAATGCTGTTACTTTCTGACCAGCATTTAACTGCAAATTTATTGATATACTTGCGTGGGAAAGATTGGTGGCTGTCAAATACTGTGCGGCTTGGTCTTGAGAAGAGTTACCAGTTAAATATGTAAGCGCATTATCTACTTTAAAAGATAGATTAGCATCGCCAGTATTTCTTAATACGCTGGCAGCAAAATGATAAATCCCTTTTATTGGCGCAGTAAATTCTCCAGTGCTTGCAGAATAACAACTTCCTAAATTGTGTTGAAGATTTAGAAAAACCAAATTTCCGTTGCTTGTGTTATTTGCCAAAGCAGTTGCAAGGAAACTTACTGTATTAACAGGAAACGTAACATATCCACTGCTATCAATACTGATTGCGTCAGTTGTGCCGCCCTTCAGCGTAATGTTTTGCATATCAAGGCTAGTAGCTAACTTAGCAGCAGTAACTGACCCATCAATAATCTTGGCGGTGCTAACAGACGCATCAATAATCTTGGCAGTGCTAACAGACGCATCCGGCGTTACTGTCGTTTGCAAAGCCAGTGAATTGTAGACAACATAAATATCGTCTGTTGCTGCTACAGTGTACCCATTGAGTGTGACTGTAGTTCCTACAACCGAATACGAGGAAGTAGGTTCCTGACGGACGTGGTTGATGTAGAGGTCAATAGCCTCTGGACTAGATACAGCGTGGGTCAGTGTTAGTGTCCCACCTGTTGCGCCAGTCAGGTCTTGCTTAGAGGGAGCCTGAGAATACCCTTCGGTTTGTTGATTACCTATGTAACCCATAGTTTTCTCCCTTATGTTACTGCGGTGCTAATTGCATCAACCGCACTTACCCAACAATCAAGAGAGCTTACGTTTGAACTTTTCACAAACAACCTATCGCCAGACTCAACAACTATCTTTGCGCCACCATCAAGCAACTGCAAAGCACCACCTGCTGCAATAGGTGCGCCTTTGATAAGGTAATGTGCATTATCAACAACAACTGTGTTACCCATGCCATCACCATGCGCTGTGCAATAGTAGTACAACGATGTCGGTGTAGTGTCGGATATGACAATGGTGGTCTTAGCCCCAGCTTGTCCCGCTGTACCTGTAGTGGTTACATCAGTTGTATATGATGAACCACCAGCCGCAGTCTTGAAGGCAATGGTATGACCAGCGTTTGTAGCGTCTGACTGATCAAACACATAAGTAAAGCCTTTGTATAATGTAATAGCTGGCTTGGTTACACCACCTAGTACAAACACACCACCAGCTACTGTAACTGCATAATTAAAATAATCTCCAGCACCTCTATCTAGGGCTGCGCTGGTTAGAAAAGCATCAACCGTAATTGCGTTTGCTGATGTATTCGTCATATGAATACCTACGAGTGCATCTACGGAATTAAAATCTGAGCCATTTGGGATATCGGCTGCGGTTGTGCCTACACCTGTTAATTTGTATCTTATAAAATTCTGTGCCATTTATTACTCCTAAAGGGCTATTGCCATTGCAATGGCGAAACCAGCAGTTGCGCCAACCTGTATTGGGTTCCACGATGTTGTGCCTAAGTCATAGACAGACAGGTATTTACCCACGTTGTCGTAATACAAAGCACCGTCAATTAACGCATTATTGTCATTGTCTAGGGCTGGTGGGCTGCTCTTTGCTCCAAGGAATTTATCATCAAATGAGTCAAAGTTAGAGCGAGCGAGTTCGGCGTAGTACTTGGCTGACATGCTAGTACCCTCAACAGCAGTATTGGTTGCATAGCTTGCACCGCCACCTAAAGCCCATTGTTTTGCAGAGCCACTAGTATTTGCAGGTTGATTGCCAATAGAATATTCTTTAGCTGAAAACTCAGAACCATCTACAGTAGTAGCAGTTTCAGTAGCCCAATCTTTAGCGTTACCAGCACCAGCCGTGTTACTTACACCGCCAGTATCACCAATAGCCCATGCTTTAGCTGAGTAACCTAGATTACTTTCCGCATACCCATCAGTTTTAACTGCCCAGTTCTGAGCGTTAGTTTCAGATAATCCCGCCGCAGTCTCACTATTACCAGCAGTTGTCGCTGATGCTGATGCTACACTTTGGTAATGCTTTGCTGAGTAGTCTACAGTTGTGCCATCAGACAGTGTGTACTGTGAGTTAACTGGATGTATAGCAAGCTTAGTAGCATCAGGGATGATGTTACCTGTTGCTGTGGTCACGGCTGCATTAGCCGCCACAGTCGCTGCTGCTGTTGCTGCTGCTGAAATACCATCAGCGTAAGCCTTAGTAGCTGCATCCGTATTAGATGCAGGTGTACCTACGTTGTTGATGACGCTACCACCAGCATCCCACCGATTGGCAGGTGTTAGTGTAATTGAATCACCAGCGGTATCAATAGCTTCCTGTGCTGCGTGGAAGACCTGAATATTACTATCATCCAAGTCTTCTTCAGTAAGTACAGAGCCAGAGGCAAAGTCAATAGCACGTGATACCAAACTAGTAGTACGTCTGACCTGTACCAGTGAGCCAGATGCAACAGGGGATGTTAGCTGTACGCTAGAGCTAGAAGGAAAAGTAAGACCTGTCTGAGCCACACCATCTACTGTTACACTAATCTCAGACTGAGCAGTGAATGTAAAAGGGATACTAAAAGTATCCGTAGTATTATTTGTTGGTTGGTAATTATGATATGAAAAAGCCATGTGTTTTCCTATTAATTTGCTAGTTCGTTAGCAGCTTGGTTTAGTAATGATCTTGCTCCATAGAGTGAGGACATAGGTAGTAGTCTTAGTAGGGAACGTATTTCGGATTCAGTCATATCGCCCTCTGCTATTGCTTTACCTGAGCCTAGTATCTTTTGAAGAATACTTATAGAGGCTGGGGTAATAGCATAGTTGTTGCCATCCATAGCACCTGTAGTAACATCAAAGATAAGACCAAAGGTAGATGCTGCGCCTATCTGACTGAGTGCGCCTTCTACCAAACGTCCTGTAGATAAGTTTTCTTTAATGTACTTGTCTCTATCACCACGGCCTTCTGCATTAAGATATACACGTCCTGTGTACATAAGGCTACCCATGAACACAGAACTAAGTAAAATCTTAGTAACAGTAGTAGCATCCCCATTAAAGGCTCTTACACCTAAACGCATTGCCTGTTGTTCCATAGCTGCCAGTGGGAAACTAAGGAACTGAAACACAGTCTTACCCCACTCACTACGTAAGAAAGCATTGGTAGAACCTATACTCATTTCCTGTACGTTTTGCGTGGTGTCACGGTAAGCAGCTACTTGAAAAGCATCTAAGGCATCCTGTGCATTTGCATCCCAGTTTTTAGTATTTAAACTTTCAATAATTTTCTTATCTTTATCTTTAAATGTAGAGTGTTTTAAAATTTGACCTCTAATTTTTAAAGACATATCAGCATCAATACCTAACTGCTCTAACTTAATCTTAGAGAAAGGGTTGTCATTCTTACGTGCTGCCCTAGCCCATGCTGTAGCAAAGTTTAACATAGACATTCTACGTAATCCAGCAGTAACTGGTGTTAGACCAGAAAGTAATGCTGTTGCTTCTCTTCCTCTACCTAACCATTCATCTGTTTTAGTGATCTTTGCATCATCTGTTATATCCATAGCGTCACCTTCAAAACGGCTAACGCGAGTGAATTTTCCAGTAAGCACATCAGTCCCAAGTCCAGTCAGTTCCTCTAATTCTCTAATCATAGCATTATCAAGTTTACCGTCAGCAGCAACCTTTATCATATTACGGTACTGCGGCATACTTCTAAGGAGAACAGGCAAAGAGTTTTCCATAAGTACGTTAGTCAATTCCATGAGTGCTGCCATCCCTGACATACCCATGTGCATCATAAAGCTTACTTCACGTGTTCTACGTAGTATCTGCCTAGTGCCAAAAGCTGGATCACCTGCCTTAAAACCTAAGCGTCCTGTAATGCCATCATACATAAACTCAAGAGCTTCAATTTCTTTATTAAGAGTATCGGCGTTCTGATTAATTGTTTGAGCTTCATTACGCATCTTAGTGATAAGGCTTTCTAGAGAACTACCTGCATCATTGGTATCAATACCATTACGAGCTAGTCCAATAGCACCTGACATCTGGAAGATGTAAGCGTTGCTTAAGTTCTCAATGTCTTCTTCCAACAGATCAGTAAACTTTAACTGCTCTATAGAACCATCATCAAGACGCACATCAATAGATGTGTTTTCATCTAGGAGTAAGCGAGGGCGAGAACGCTTATGTCCCTTAACTCTTGTGTTCTTTGTAAGGGTGTCTATAAGCTGATCTATCTGAGCATCAGGGATGTTCTCATCCTGCATGGCTTTACGTAGGTCTTCCATGTTAAACTCAAAAGCTCTATGCATGGATGTAAATCTACGTGAAAGGAGTGTCTTAGTATAACCACGTGCCATATCACCTATAACATCAGGTGATAAATTCTTATCAATGTCAGGCTGTGCATTACGGATAGCTTTCTCAACTAGCTCCGTTACTGCTACTTCTGTCTTATCACCAAACTTAGTACGCAGTGAGGAGATACGCTCATCACTAAACAAACGTGGTAGGTAGTTAGGTTGTTTATCTAACACCCCTGCTGTAAAGCCACCCACGTTATGCTTAATAGCCATCTCACCTAGCTCTTTCTGCTGCTGCATAACTTCCTTAGCAACCTGACGTACCTCAGGGTCTATAGCATCGTCAAGACCCCCACGTATTGCACGTGATACTAGGATGTTAAAGTCTGTTAAGTCTCTACCTGTACGCTTAGACCAGTTCTTGCGATTAATAAACAAGCTTCTGGAAAACTTACTACGGTAGATATGCTCAAGCATTGCCTTGTATTCTGAGGCTGATGCTCCTACAACAGTGCGGTCTACGTTACCTGAGCTATTAAGGCCAAGCCTATCAGCAGCAGCGCGAACAAAACCATTCTCTGAGTTCTTGGTGAGATTGAAGACAGATAGTCTCTTACGTAGTGGGGCAAGAAACGTGCCGCCAAGCTGTTTAGAAGTAGCTCTGGCTTCAGCCTCTGTAATCTCTCCAACAGACCTTGGAACATCTGTAGCATCCACATCATCTAAATCTCCCCTGCGTTCCACTTCAGCAATGATACGCTCTGTAAGTCGGTCAACATTGTTAGCATCATAGAAAGCTTTTTCATCAACCGTAAGTTCTTCACCTAGTGCTACCTTCTGTGATAGCTCCTGCACCTTTCTATTTCTAGCAAATGCAGTAGTAACACCCCCTACAGTACCACCCAGTACGCCGCCAGTAAGACCAGCAAGGAGTACATCCCCGCCTGTAATGTCATACTTTAACCTTGCACGGATTGCTTCAAAGGCCGTTGCTTCACCTGCTCCAACAACCGCACCAAGTTTAGTAGCACGGTAGACGTTGTAGCCACGTTTAGCTGTAAGACCAGCAGCCGTAGCTGTACCAGTAAGGGGTGCAGCAGGGCCACTAGCAGCCGCTACAGCCGCTGTGGTAGCACCGATAGTGGCAAGCTCTGTGGGGTCAAACATAGCGGCTAGAACGGTAGCTAATGTACCCTTCCAGCCAGCTTGTTCTAGGTCTAACCTGTTCCGTTGAGTTATCTGAAAGTCCTTTGACATCTGCATAGCATAGTCATAGCTAACATCCTTAGCAGCCTCAAGGACTTCTTCAATAGCCTCAGGACTATCCAAAGTTCCTACCAGAGCGTCAGTTACCTCTGGTGTCAGGTTTTTTACAGGTTGCTTGGTTATCTCAGTAAAGCGGTAACCGTTGCGTAGAAGAGTAGAATCAATATGCTCTTCCTGTCTAGCTGTGGAAAGAAGATTGAGGAAACTAACATCCTTGTCAGTCTTCAATGCCTTCTCTCTTTCTGCTCTTAGTGTAGCTTCAGAGACAGTAGGTACAATCGGAACAGGTTGTACATCTGTTACACCGAAAGCTCTAGCAGTTTCTTGAGAGAGTTCGTCAGCCATAGTTTTTCCTTTTATCTAAAGATATTATCATACATGCTAGTAAAGAAGTTCTTAGTTTTATCAGCATATTTACCTAAAGTACCATACTCCATTTCTAGTAAGCTTGGTAGCTGATCTCTTGGTATATCAGTAATGTTACTTAAGCGTCTAATACGTAAGTCTTTCTTCTCTATATCATAGGAAGAAAGTTTTACTTTATCACCTGTGTTACCACCTAAGAAATACAACTGCCCATCTTTAGATTCAACTACAACACCTACATGAGCATTAGCTGTTAGCTTTTCACCTTTACTTTCAAAGTAAGCTTTTTTATCTGCTGGTGTATGTATTTTAACCATAATGTCACCAGCTTTAGCCTGACTCACATCTACTTTATTACCCACTTTTAAGAAAGATAAAGCACGTACTTGATCGTAACGGTCTTTAGTACCTATTTGTTTCTGTACATCTACACCAGAGTCACGTAGTACTTGTGAAAGAAAGGCGGCACACCAAGCTGTTGAAGTAGCTAATTCTAAAGCAGATTTGTTGGGATCGTATTCACCACCAACAGCATTATCAAAGAAACCTTTTACAGCTTCAGCTTCATTTCTAACCTTTTCTGAAATGCCAATATATTTCATAGCTTCTTGTACAGGGTTAGATGATGTAGCAATAGCTACTACACTTTCAGCATCAGGTAATTGACCTATCTTTGTAGGTGTAATTGTAGCTGCCTGCGCTTCTGGTATAATACTATTAAAGAGTGCTTTACTCGTAGAAGATACAGTTTCACTTATATCTGCACCCACTTCATCAGCTACTCTCATAGCTCTGTCTTTAGTCTGTGTAGCCCACTTAGTAGCTGTAACTTTACCATCTTCTGCTACATTGTAAAGCATATTAAACTTAGCGTTAGCAAGAGCAGTAGCCTGTTCTATAGAACCTTCAGCATACTGTGCAGCTTCCTTAATTGACTCCATAAACTTAGGCCACTGTTTGGTGACGTTAAATCTACCTAGCTGATAACCCATCTGGATCATACCAGACTGTGCAGACTCAGGTAAGTTCTTAAAGCCATCTACTACGTCAGTGAAATAGTCAGATGTCTTCTGTACCTTTAGGGCTACTACTGCTGTTGATTCCTCAGGCTGTACATTATTTACATCCTTAATTAAGGCTTTTTCATCAGGCTCAAGGGACTCAATTTGTAAGCCATGTCCTACAGCTTGTTTACCCATATCATCATAAGGAGTATACTTAAAACCCTCATCTTTCATAATGGTAGTGGCTGCTGCTGTAGATACAGGATTAAGTGTAGAAGCAATCTTGTTAATAACCTCAGAAGCCTGTGGCCCTGCATCGCTAAACATATCAGTAAAGGCGTTCATAAGATTTATCTCACCAACTCCTGTACCCTGCTCTGCTCTTTTAGCAGCCGCTGCTTCAGGTGTTACTGTTTCTCTAAGTTTACCTGTTCCCTTAAGCTTGTCTAACTGTTCTTTTAGGAAGTCAACTTCTCTGCCAATACCTTCGGCTGTAGGACGCATACTCCAAATCTTTTGTAGTATAACATTGTCTACACTAAAGGCTTTTCGTAAGTCTTTAACAACAGGTGATTTTACAAAATCTTCAAACGTACCTGCTTCACCTACTTTACCAGTACCACCAAAGTAATTTGTTATGGTTGGTGATCCTACAAACTGAGCATCATCAATTGTCCCCATAACACCAGAGACATACTTATCATCTTCAGAAGTACGCTGGATACGTTCAGCTATCATAGCTCGTGCTGTCTCAGGGTTTAGGGCAACTGATACAGGTAACTCTCCAAGACTTCCTACAGTAGTACCATCCTCATTAATAATAGCAACAGTAAATTTATTAGGATTAATGCTACGAGTTAGTACTATACCAGCACCACCCCTAGCTTCTATAGCATTAATTGTAGATGGTCTTTGAGCTTCTTCATTAATATATGACTGTAACTTAGCTACTTCATTACCATTACGATTTACATTAGTATTAAGAAGAGGCAGAGCGTGTTTAGAGCCTATGCTACTTTCTACAATAGCAAAGTCTTTACGTGCATCTTTTACTGCTAGGATAGTGGCTTTATCTAAGTCTACACCCATCTGCATGTAAACGTCTACACCCTCTTGGATATAAGGTAACATACTTCTTGTGTTTGTAAGTTCGTCAAAGTCGCTTATATCTGTTATGCCTCTATCTAAAGCATCCTGTATTTCTGTAGTACTGGCTTTACGTGTAGGTAAACTAAGATCAATAGTACGCACCATCTCCAAGGCTTCTCTAACTACACCCATAGATGGCCCCTCTGGGCCTCCTACACCAGCCTTTTCGATGTGGTAGTCCAAAGCTCTCATAAGCTTTCGCTGATCTTCAGAGAGTATATCCTTACTCATATCAATGTCAAAACCATCCATCTTTTTATAAGATGTATAGGCTGCTGCTGATAGAGCTACGTTTTCATCTGTTAAACCTATCCCAGCAGAAAACGCTGCCAAGCCTGATAAGATAGCATTTTTATCCTTGGCTGGAACTCTCTGTAGTGGTACATACAACATACGTAGGGCATCACCCTCTGACAAGTTCTGCCGTACAGCTTCAGCTTCAATAGCCGCAACAATGTCCTTTTCACTGACGGACTTAGAAGTACCGTCTGCAAATACAATATCGCCGCCTATTGAATTAACTTGTTTAGTCTCTAAGAATTGAGCTACTTGCGATTGTACTTCTGATTTAAAGTATGCGTTCTTACCAGCCGTAGCTCTTTCAGAGTCATAAGAAGCTAGGTCACGGTTCATAGCTTTTACAAGTTTCTGGTAACGACTAACTTTAGTCAAGTCTCCCTTATTACCTATGACAGACGTAGCCCACTGATATGCAGCATCCCTACCATTTTCTCTAACACGTGGAGCAATAATACTTTCCATAACATAATCATTAATCATAGACTGGCTATAACCATAGGCTTGAGAAGCTTGTCTTACAATCTCATCAATATTCTTCTTCTGTAAATCTAGACTAAATTGACGGTTTGCTTGTAGTGCGGGATCACCATCTTCATCTTCAAAATCTTTTGTTCCATAACCAATATCTTCACTGATACCAATAACTTCATCACCAACCGTACCCATGTTTTTATTAAAGGTATGTTTAAACTTAGCGGGATCATACGTAGTCTCAAACCAAGCAAGGTTACCCATCTCAATGTTACCCTTGACAGCCTGAAATAGTAGGTCATCACCTGAGTCTTGAGCTTTCTGTAGGAAGGGCTGCATAATCTCAGCACGTCTAGCAGTTATTTCTTCCTCTGACATCTCTAGGTAGTCAGGCTCGTTGTTCCTGTAGTCTTCCCTAGCTTGTCTTAGAGCAGCACCCACAGAAAGTTTAGCAGAAAAGGTACGTGCAGATGCAATGCCCTGTTCAGCCTCACGCTGTAACTTTAACTGCTTTTGTTTTTCTACTTGTGCTAGTGTTTCTGCTGCTGGTGCAATAGCACGAATAAACTCACCCAAACCACTCTTAGGTGCAGGTTGTTCAGCAGGACGTACATATGTTTCTACTGGACGAGCTACGGCTTGTAGCCTTGCAGAAGGCCGCAACCGTTCTACTTGTTTTCTAGCCATAAGCTATCTCCTTTAATGACTAAGGCCACGGCCCTGATTTTGTGAGGCACCACTAAAATAATTATCACCCTTACCAGACCTACTGCCTGAGGTATAAGTTTTACTTGGTTGATCTACTTTACCTGCATTGTAAGCAGCAGTAGCATTAGCCGCAGTTCCCACAGCCGCAGCTAGGAAGTTTGGCATTACACCCTGTTGTAGAGAGTTAGTTCTACTCTGTGCTTCCGCAGATGCACCACGCTTTTCAAGCTCAATCTGTTTCTCTACATTCTCAAGGTTTCTATTGATTGTCGTTACACCACGTAGCTTCTGTGCTTCGTAGTCCTGTAGTAGTAAGTCCATACTATTACCAGTAAGACCTGACTCACCCTGAGCAACCAGAGCAGCACCCTCGCCTTCCAGAGCTTTAATGCTTAAGGCTAGCTTCTCTTCAGAGGCAGCTTCTGCTTCTTGAGTAGCTCTCTGGTTAAGGGTCTGTACTTTTAAATCTCTAGCTTCGTTAGCAGCCAAGCGGTTAGCATCAAATCTTGATTGTTGTGCTTGTGCTTGTGCTACACCTTCTTGGTATTGAGCAGCCCCTTGTGCTACTGTAAGCACAGCCATAGTAACTGGGTCACACATCTTGTATCCTCACAAATTCTAAAAAGGGTTTGTTTCCTACACCCCAAGTTTCATGCCTTTGAATAAACGTAAATCCTACAAACTTTAACCAGTTAATAGCTACACTATAATCAGCATCACAGGCATTAGTTAGGATGGGATATTTCTTATTTGTTTCTTTTACCCATTTGAGAGAACCTCTAAGAAAGGGTAGCCAGACTTTAGTTATAGGCGGTGCAGTAAGCAACCACGGTATGCCTGTTAGGTTATCTAAACCTACGACACCATAGATACCTGCAATCTCACCTGTTTCTTTTACAACAATAGTCCAACACTCCTCTGACTCATCCAGTCCCTGCTGTAAGGCTTCCTTAACATCGCCATGTGAAGCAAGTACTTCTTCAGTGTCTTCTGGTCTTAAGTTTGTTGCCAGATGATCTACATCAGACTGAGTACTTGCTCTCACATAAACTTGCATTACATTCTCCTTGAACGTAGTTGGAAGAAACCTTCCCATTCTGCTGATTGGAATACACAGGGTAAGTGACTATCACTTTCAAGTGTTACTGAGGTTTCACTAGCGTTACCAATAACTCCAAAACGATATGTTCCAGACTCAATAGCGGCTGAGTTAAGAATATTAGCAGCACTGCCAACTACACGCCCTGTAAAAGTACGTGTGTAGGCTGTACGTTTGAGGGGTCTTAGTATTACATTAAAGAAGCCTGTCTTATTGAAGACCACAGCATAATTTCTAAGCTGTAAGTGTCCTGTTGTTATAGCTTTGTTGTCTTGCTTAATTACTGGTTCAGAAAACTCATACTTAAAAGTAAAGGGGATACCCGCAAACACCTTTTCAGAGTTAGCTAGTTTAGCTGCTACTTGTGCAAGAGTAATAATTTTACCTGTTTGGTCAATATAGATTGTATTAGCATCTACATAAGGTATAGCAGTAAGTCCACCTGTTTCCAACCTAACACGTCTATCTAAGTGTATAGAAAAGCTGCCTGTAGTGTAAGTAGTAGCTTCATCTACTGATAGATTAATACGTTCTAGAAATAGGTTTGTACCTCGTTTAATTAGGATATAGATATCAGCACGATTAAAGGACATGCCTACTACATCACCACTAAATACCCAACGTGACCAAGAAGCCTGTAGCTTTTCTCTACCAGACCAGTAGTATCTATACACGTATAGGGCTGTAGGATCATTGTTGGTTTGCGCTAGTATCATATCCTCATTTGATGAGGCTTGAATATTAATAATCTCACCGTTAAGATACTCAGGAATATGTGAGCTAATCTCTGTAGCATCATTCGTATCAGTGTCACTATCTACAAAGTACTCCCACATACCTGACCACGCACCACGCTTAGAGGCAAAGTAAACATACTTACCCGCTGCTGCTGGTCTAGCTCGTAGGCTTGTTTCAAACTCTGTAGTATTAGATACGTCAACAGTCTCAGGGGTTAGTACAGGATCACCTGTTACCTTGAACTGAGTTAAATCAGAGAAGAGCAGCAGTGCTTCGTTGAAGGGTACTGCATGTTTAAGAATACTAACCTTATTAGAGGACACTGCCACATCAATGGGGTCACTATCAATAATGGTTAGCGTTGACTTGCGGAAGAAGTCAAAATTAAGAAACTCACCAGCACTACTAAATATGACATTTTCGTCAGCTAGTACTCCAAGTCTATTCTTATGGAAGAAAATATCTGCTAACTTAAACCCTACAAATGAAGGGAATGGGTTAGTGTCATCATCTCCTACTTTTCTATCTGCAAAAGCAGCGGGATTAAATTCAAAGTTTCCACTAACAAGTTTAGAAAGTTTATGAGGTAGAGTAGTAGGGTCTAGTGCAATTTCAATATTAGGCTCTACTGTTTCTTTCCAGACACCGTTACTAAACTTAACATAGTAGTCATCCTGTGCCTTTGAGTTGTCACCTGAGACACCAATAACAAAATCGTTTGGCCCCTCTACAGGAAGTTGTTTAAAGTCGGGTGTCTCATCCTTAAATACTTTAAGATGATCTCCACCGTGAGAGTCACCCACCTCTACTACAAAGTCTGTAGCATCGGTAGACTGGACGTGTATAACAGAGCCATATCTTGTCAATGTTAAACCTGATACTGCTGATGCGTTGGTAATAGCATCATAGTAAGAAGTAGTAACAACACTTCCAGAGAATGTATTTAAATATGTAGCAATCAAGTCAGTTGATGCGCCACGTTCTGCGTTCTGTGTTAGTGCTGTAGAAGCCTGTGTACTAGACTTAGTAGCAAATTGTACTGTACTTGTGCTGCCACCTTTAGTAAGCTTTAATCGGTATGTAGAAGCATAGTCAGCGTTCTTTACATATACCAATGCTTCTGGATTACGTGTTGGGGATACCGTAGCTGCTTTAGCTACTGTAGTATTCTTGTTAATAATAAAAGTTGCGTCAGCAATTGAGACAGCAGCTAGTTCTTCATTAGGGTTTGTTAATCCTGATAGGTAGGACGCAGCATTATTGGTAACAGTCTTAGCTACACCATCTTTGTCAAACACCCTAATAGTACCAGCAGTATCCACAACCATAGAGTAAAACTCATTCTCATCCCTACGGATAGTGTGGATAAACGCTTTGTCTAGGTTTGAAATAACTCCTAAGTCAGCAACATGCTGTGAGCTTGGGCGTTTAGACAAACCTGATACAACACTGGACAGACCATTCTCTTGTAACTCAGCCTGAGTATTTAGGCGTAGTGAGGGTGGCTGCTGTGATACACCGTTAATAAGGTTTGGGATTGATTGACTGATGAGTGCCATTAGATTGTTCTCCGTCCCTGCCTATCAATAATACTAAAGGTGTCATAGTTGTCAAAGATGTTGTGGTCATCTGCTGCTTTATCAAAGTCTCGCAACTCAATAAAGGCACGGTTCTCATCTTCCTGTTGGAAGGAGTGTAGGGTATCTGAACCTACTACACGGTCTTGGAAGATGCGAGTAGCACGTAGTACAATGTAACGCTTTGCTACTTCTGGTACATCGCTGAAGACTAATTGTACTACAACATCAAGGGCTGCATCAGTACCTACATTAAAGGTATGATTAGTCCTATCGTACATTTTAAGGCCACGCTGCACTAGATTAGGCGCATTGGCTTTTAGTGTTGAGTCTGCTCTAAGAATATCAGCAGGGAGAATAATCTCACCATTAGTATCTTTAGGAAAACTCTTGTTTAATTCTGTGTTAAAGTGCCAGCCCATAGACTGTACTTCTTTGTCAACTGTGTTAAGGATAGTCTCTGCAATCTCTGCTTCAATCAAGCCAGAGGAGAGACTACTAACTGGTGCTTCGCCAATGGCAGAAAGCATAATGTTGACTGCATCTAATTGTGTTGTTCCTGCCATGTTGTTTACCTATGATACCTGTGGACAGTTCCATCGTTTCATTGATGCTATTGCCCTGTCATTATTTTTAGCTCTTTTACGTACACCGTTCATACGCCCACAGAAGGAATTTTTCCGTCCCTGTTCTTTATCTGATTTTGGGTTAGGTGCGGGGGCTTTTAGTTTAGAACCTGTTGCCTTGTTGTATTTAGCTCTACCTTTTGCAGTAAGTCCTGCGCCTTGTTTGGTAGAAAGTTTTTCACCCTTCTTTATTGATAAAGCTACACCTGTACTCATGGCTTTTTCTTCTTATACTTCATGGTAGCACCAGTCTTCTTAGCCGCAGCCTTAGCCTGTGCCATACCCTTCTTAGTATACTTGTATTCTTTACCTGCTACATTTGGCATATCATTCTCCAAAGAAAAAAGGGAGTAGCCGTTAAGCTACCCCCAGTTTATTTAAGCGTTTGCATCAATCAATGCGATACATGAAGCAGGACGCAGGACGTTATGCCCCATTGCGTATTTTGCTACCATCAATGTACCTTGACGATTAATTTGATACTCAGACTCCATGCCCAAGTCAAGCAACTTAACAGTAGCTACTGCTTCTGGTGTAAAGACAAAGCCTTTAATCAGAGAAGCTTCTGCCACCATGTCGCGTCCGTCTACAGCAGCAGTCGGAAGGTCATAGTGTGTTGTGCGGCCTGAACCAGCAGTGTTTGCCAGTGGTGCGTTGTCTGCTGTCTTACCTTCATCAGCGTTACCTGTTGTGAAGTTCTTGTACAGAGCAGATACGTCAGCATGGTTTGACATGATTACAGGAATACCTGCAATAGCTGGAACCATACCTGAAGCAACAGAGCCATTACCACCAAAGTCACGGTTCATGTAGGTCAGCTTAGAACCATCAGAAACATCCATCAGTGCATAGTACTGTGCTGGTGGAAGGACAACAACTGCATTTTCTGAAGGAACATTAGCAATGTCCATAGTCTTCTTGGCATCAAAGATAGCCTTAGCCAGCTTTGCAGGGTCAAGTAGGTCAGCAGTAGCTGTACCAACAGTGACGTTACCAGTAAAGTCTTCTTCAGTGAAAGCCTTGTAGTCTTGGATAAGACCAGCAGCGGCTGTTGCGTTAGTTGATAGTGCAGCCTTAACAAGCATACGTGCTACGTTACGATCTGCCTCGTTAGCTAGTGCAATACCAGCTTCCTTTGAGTAGATTGAACGTACATCGTAGTGGTTGATTGCCTCATCAATGTTAGCAATGAACTGGCTTGAGATAAGCAAATCGTCAATTGTTACGATACGCTCACCTGCACGAATAGCCCCACCTGTGATTTCGTTTCCGGGGGTCAAGTATTCAGCAGTTGCACGGCCTGTCATTGGGAATGAAGCAGACTTACCTTTAGAGATTGTACGAGTACGTACCTTGTCCATAAGGACTTTCTTTTCCTCATAGGCTGTTAGGACTTCTCCTGCATACAGCTTGAGAAACAGGTCACGTACATCACCTGTATTATTATTTTGGCCTTGGAAGCTTACGCTATAGGCCGGATTTGAAGCGGCTGATGCCATTTTAAATTACTCCTTAGTGAGTATAATGTTGAGTTGAAATACACTCTGCATTACACTACATCCTTTCTCCAAGATTGTCCCTCGCAAGGGGTCAGGGGTAATCGTTTGTTATGTTTAGCTTCGTGTTAGTTAGAGTTAACAATCCTTTGTTCACCCTACAGTGCGGATTGCACATTCCTGTAAGGTTTTGGGATGTAATCCCTTCTAGGCACACCGTAATGTAACTAGAAGGAAGGGGGAAGCAATATATCCCCCAACCCCATGCAACAATGTTAGAACAGACTAGACCGTGCCAACTTATCAGCAATCTGCTGTCTGTAGGCGGGGTCTTTAGCGTATCTAGGGTCACCCATAGCAGCAGTTAATTCTGCATTACTAGAGAACTTCCCGCCTGTGGATACTGCGCCTGTACTACCTTCAATAAGGTTAGGTGCAGCCTCAGAACGATACCGTGCATTAAGACCTTGAATAGCAAGCCTAATCAAGTTAGGGTCTTGCGTTTCCATAGTTGCATTAAAAGCATCAATTTCATTGTCAGGTAGAGCATCCGCTGCCCAGCCTACTAGTTCTTGATACTGTTCTGAACCCCCTACTAGGGAGTGCATTTCAGATTGTACTTGTTGGGACATAGCTTCTTGCCCAGCAATCCACTGATCTACTACAGCTTCAGGAAACCCAGCTTCTTCCAAGGCTGCATAAGCATCCTCAGACAGTCCACCCAGTTCTGCGTACTCTTGCTGTAGTACGTCAAAGTCAATGCCGTTAGCACCAAGAACCTCTGATACTTCAGAGGCACTGTGGTTTGTTACGTCTTCATCAACTTCTTCTTGTTCTTCCTGCTGAGGCTGGCCTAGCTTACCCTCTAATGCAGAGTATGCCTTAGCCATTTCCTCAACTGATTTAAATTTCTCAGGTAGCCACTCAGGACGTTCAGGGTCTTGTTGAGTTCCCTCTACCTTAGCTAACATTTCGTTTACATGCTCCTGAGATTCAGCAGCAGGTTCTTGATAAGTGTTTACGGTTTCAGCCATTTAACTCATTTGCTCCATAGCTTGTTGTACTTGTTCTGGGTCAACTGCTCCCGCAATTGCTGGTGCTGCTTTCTGCAATGCACCTGCCCCCGCCTGTTCCAGCATCTGTTGTTGCATCATTTGCTGTTGCATCATCTGTTCCTGAGCCTTCTGTTCTTCTGACTTAATAAGTCCAGAGGTATCAATACCAAGTGATGCAGCTAGTCTATCAATGTAGTCACCTAGGTTCATTTCATTAGCAATAACTTCTGGGCCTAGTGGCTGAAGATACTGTAAGAATGAAGCTAGTTTGTTCAAGTCTTGCCCACGGCCTAGTGCTTCAATACCTGTTACTACTGTAGGCTTGACACTATCCTTAGGCATCTTAGGCATCTTACCCTGCTTCTGAAGCAAGTTAAGAAGTAGATTAATCAAGGGTAGCTGGAACTCCTGAGACAGAATAGAGTATACACCACCAAGGGCTGTCTCTAGTTCCTGTGCCATGAAGCGTACTTCTTCTGCTGTCACTCTCTCTGCTGATCTTTGTACAGAGGAGTTAAGTAGGAAGGCAGCACCAAGTCTGTCGTTAATCATCTGCATAGTCTCAAGAGCTACACGGAAGTCACCACCCTTCTGTACCTGTAGGGTAGACACATCATTACTGTCACCCTGTAGGAACGCACCGTTAGGTGCGGCAGAAAGGTCTTTAGTCTTTGTAGTACCGTTAGGACGTACAAGAAACAACACCTTTGCTGAGGCTGCGCTGCCCTGTACGATAGCTTTAGTCAAAGCTTCTAGGCTGCGTAGGTCACCAATGTATTCCTCAATGAAGCCACGCCCATAGTCTTCACCATCAATACGAATAAACCGTAGTGGGATGAAGGGGTTTTGATCTTCCTTAAACATACCCTTAGTAGACTCAAGCAATATCCCAGATACTTCTTGGATAACCTCAAAGCCTTTGGGTGTGCGAGTCACTCTTGTATATAGATCATGGCTCTTAACTGGTGTTTCTGATGGTGGTAGTTGTTCACGTACCTCATCAGGTAGTGTCTGAGGAGCCATAGTCTCTTTGGTAATAATCTCTAGTACCTTGCCCATTGCGTCACGCTTAACAACATAACGGTCTGGTCTAAATACTTTCATCCCACCTTCCTTTGGCATATATACCAGCGCATTACCAGTAACGATAAGCAGCTTTAGTGCCTCAAAGGTGGGTACACGGATTGACTTACCTTCAATCTCTTGCATTGCCGCACGTTCAATACGTGCTAGACCTTCTTCTACCTGACCACGGTTATCACCTGCAATCTGTTGTAGATCAAAGTCATCAATAGTCAACCTAAAGAATGGGCTGTTAGGTGGTAGTAGGGCGAGAAGAAGCTTAGATGCAAGGTTGTTTACACCCCTCGCTCCAATGCCCTGATATGGTGTCGCATAGATAGATGAACTACTATGACCCTCTTCAGGCAAAAGAGTAGGAATAGTAAGCCTCGCCGCCTCACGGCCTCTTTCTAGGAAAGTATCTCTCTCTCCATTTAGTTGGCTGTAGCGTTTAGCTACTGTACCTACATCTTGTTCCATTTATTGTACCTCATAATCAACACTTGTGATCTTAAGTCTTAGGTATATTTAAACCAGTACCACCAGAAGCACCAGCTACCTGTGCTGAACCCTGACCTAAAACGAGAGCCTTCTTGCCCCTACGTCTGCGGCGTTGTACACCTGCACCTGTTTCTACTGTAGTTGCTACTTCTTCTTCTTGTTGTTTAGCTGCGGCTGTAGATGGTGCAGCAGTAACTGAAGCAGGTTTACTAGGTGTACCACGTGCTTTTGCTTTACCACCCTGTACAGCATAGCTTGCTTTCTTAACTTGCTTTTTTACAGCACGTGCAATTTTTCTAATTGGTTTCTTTACAGCACCCATGTTATGATCCCTGCCCTATCTGTAGTCCCGAACCAGTACTGCCTGTTTGTAAGGATGTATCAGTTGTAACTTTTAATTGTTTCTTACCCTTTTGCTTCTTCTTAATACCCATTGCTGGGGTTTCTTCGTCAGCCATCTCCAAGTCAGGTGTCTTCTGTACTGCTGTAACTGGACGTGCTACCTGTGGTGGGGGTGCTGGCATTTTAGGTCTGAACATTCCACCCATATTTAAAATTCCTCATAATCTTGGTTTTGTAATTCAACTAGTTTCTGTATCACGGACTGTTGCCCCCTAAGGAACCCAAGCTCCTCAGGGGTAATTTGATTATGCGGAAGTTTGTTTGGATACAGTTCTAATAACGTATTTAATAGTCCGTCAGTGATGTTGAAATCATTACCTAATACTTTCATTTATCAAACTTTCGCTAATAGGGGTACTTTAGATATCTACCAACTCACATGCACCTGCTGTACAGGCTAGTGTCTGACTACCAGATGTAGTATCTTCCTTCTCATACAGGGATAGAGCAGCCCAGTCAATAGACTCAGGCATCTGCTTCTTAAGTTCTTTGTACTGTTCCTTGTCAATCTCTTGATAGGGAGCCTGTGCATAACTGTGGTCACTGTGTGGTAGGAATGAGATACCTGAACATATGTCAAAGTTCTCATAGACCCACGCACCTACTGCCATCCACTCTGCATCCTTGACTGTGATAGTCACAGATGGTTTGTGTTCACACCAGTGTAGTGCGTAGTTCTTCCATAGTTCTAACTGCTGTAATGCAGTCATATCGTTACGAGTGACAGCACCTGAGGGTGACTTAGTAGGGAAGCTAAACACTGTGGTAGAGTCTGGCTTCATCACACATGGTTCAGCAGGGATACCACTGTCCTTCATAAACTGTGTTAGTGGGTCTTTGTTGTCACCCCTCACAGTACGGATGTAGTACTCACTATGCCTTGCGTGGATACCAGAAGCAGTATCAGTTAGCTGCGACACAGTACCAGATGGTTTAACACAGGTGATAGCAGCAGAAGCAGGTACTCCAAGCTTGTCAGCATAGATACGGTTGACATCAATGGCCTGTGCCTTCAACTCTTTCAACCACTTTTTACTATCAACAGTCTTAGATAGTAAGTAGTTGTCCATGATACCTGTTAGTGATACACCAAGCAGACGTTCTTCTTCTGTATTCTTCTGCCAAATCTTACGTAAGTACGGCATCTTAGTGAAGGTAGACTGTGCTGTGCCAAGGATGGTAGCCAGTCGAACCTTACGCCGTAAGTTTTCTAAGTCATCACCCTGCCTAACAACAACCTCTGTTAGATTACAGAATTGGTACGGCCTCAAGATAATCTCAGAACAAGGGTTGGTTCCCCACTCATGTCCTGTCTCTCTACGTCCATTCATCTCTACGTGCTTGTCGGCTGCTACACGTGAGAAGATGCCACGCTCACCAGACTTAGACTCTACTAGGGATAACCACTCACGCATGAACCCTTCCATGTCAGGCTTGTCTGTGTAGGCTACAGAGTTATTAGCCAACGCACGTTGACCCTCGTTCTCCCACCAGCTACCTGACTTGGCATGTGCCATGCGTCCGTCACTGAGGTTAGACAGACTAATCATAGCTGAACGGCGTACACCACCCACAACTACAACCTCACCGATCTTACACATGATGTCGTGACACTCAATGCTAGTTAGTTTACGTCCTGCTGCACCCTTAAACTTAGCCACAACAAACTTAAACAAGTCATCAAGAGGCTCAGGCCCACTAGCTCTACCACCAAAGGTCTTAAGCCTAGCACCTGCTGGACGGATAGCAGACAAGTCCCACTTAGGGATGTCACCTGAGTAGAGGTGTGACAGTAGCTTATGCAAAGCCCTAGCCCAGCCTTCCTTGCTGTCCTTAACTGCAATGACATCATCACTAATGTCTAGTGCATCAGGTACTTCAGGTAGCTTTGCAATAGACTGACGCTCTACTGAGAAGCCTACACCTGTACCACACAGTAGGATAAACATAGCTTCATCAAAGGCACGGATGTGATCTACTGGTAAGTAGCTACAGTTGTAGATGCAGGTGTTGTCACGGTCTGCTGCTACACCTGCTGTCATCAAGGCTCTCATGCTAGGCATGACCTCAAGGCTAATGATAGCTTCTTCAATTTCTTCTAGGTCTTTAGCTGGTAGACCAGTGGTAGAAATGTAGTTGATGTATCGCTGCACTGTCTCAGGCCATGTCTCTCGCCTGTTCTCTTCTTCTAGCCATCGTGCATACCTGCTAGTAGCAATGAATGTTTGGTAGTCTGTTGGTAGGTAATTGCTACTCATCTGTTGTCACCCTCTCCGTGTAGTGTATTAGCTTCTTGTCGTTTCTTTAGTTTCTCTACGT